CGAAACGCCTGGAACCTATCTTACTTTTGCGGCGGGTGATTTCTTCTGGAATGGGTCGTGGGATGGAACAACTGCATTGTATGACGGCAACTATGGAGATCAGACATTTTATGACTATATGCTAGCCAATTATGACGATGTTTTCATGGTTACGTCTGTAGGACATTTCAGCGTAATTCCGCATCTGGAGGTAACAGGCAAGTGAAAAGGGTTTTTTCATTTCAGGATGTACACACAAAGAAGCGGAACGGCGATACCACCATGGAAGTCACGATAATCATGGACAGATTCGAACGGCAGTTTGCCCGCGCTCAGTTTCAACTCGATTCCATGGTTATGACGGATATGATCCCGTTCATGCCAATGATTACAAGCACGTTTATAAACATGACAAAGGCCCGTTCTGCGGCAATAGCAGGATCAGGCATTGTTTATGCCGCGGCTCCACCTTATGGCCGCTTCCTGTATAAGGGCAAAGTTATGGTTTCCCCGACCACAGGAAGCCCGTTTGCGGAGTACGGCGAAAAAAAGGTGCTTGTGAGTGAGTATCGGGGCAAGACAAACGCCAAAGAGGATATAGAATTCACAAAGACATTTCATCCGAAAGTAACAAAAGAATGGTTTGAAGCGGCCAAACGCCAGAACAAAACCAAATGGATACGCCTGACCAAAGAGTGGGCAGGAGGTGGCACTAATGGCTAACCCGATAGGGGTAGATGCAACGGGATATGAGGTCATGACGAAGGCCGTTTCCGAATTGCTCAATCAATACCCTGGACTAAATGACAGGATCGTGACATTCGAAGAGTTAGAGGCCACTTCAGGAATTGCGTTTGCCGCTGACAACGGCGGTTTAGTGATGACTGAGAAGCGGGATATTCTCGATCATGTTACGCAGACCTGTCAATTTCCTTTTTATATCGTGTATCGGTCCGCATCAACGCGGGCGGCACAGAAAATTAAAATACAGACTTTCCTGGACTCAATCGGCAAGTGGATCTGCAAAGAACCCGCAGAGGTAGACGGTGAATTAATCACATTGGACGAATACCCGCCACTTACACAGGGCAGGAAGATCAAAAGAGTAACACGCAACAACTCATACGGGGTGGAACCAGATGCAAAAGGCGTTCAAGATTGGTTGCTTCCCGTTACAGTCGAATACACAAATGAATTCGATAGAAAGGAGTAATTCATGAAACTTACTAGAGGCAGGCACTTGCTTTATGTTGATACTTCAATGGGGAGCGGCACTGCGGCATGGTACCTGATAGGTAAAGACATTGAGGAACTGTCTGTAGACCTTGGCGCCGATACAGAAACAGTAAAGAACATCCTGGATGAAACATCTGTCAGACACAACGGATATGAGCCGTCTATTTCTGCTGATCCGTTCTATGCTGACCCTGACGATGCGCTTTATCCTGTTCTCAAGGATATTGCAATGAACCGCAAAAAGGGCGGTGAGTGCCAGACTAAGTATCTGGAGGTCATTATTGATGACACTTCCGATACTTCACATTCCGCATGGCAGGAAGACTGCTATCTTGTCCCGCAGTCTGTAGGTGGTGACACATCTGGATTCCAGATTCCGTTTAACATTCTTCCCGCAGGCAACCGCAAGGCAGGAACGGCAACGATCAGCGCGGCAAAGGTTCCGTCCTTCACGGCGACAACCTAACCACAGGAGGGTAGCGCATTGGCAGAGAGAATCAAAATAAATGACGGCACTAAAACGTATGAGATCGTGAATCAGGACGATGTTGTTCTGGGAACATTCACCTTTAACCCGTCTGATGCAAATATCGTCAAAAGATATAACAATGTAGTGGAAGAATTACAAAGATATGCAGATGAGGTAAAAGATGAAGTTTTCACTCCTGAAAAACTGATGGAGGCACAGGACAAGATCGTTGAAATGATGAATGAGCTTACGGGTGCGGATACTTCACAAACATTCTTTTCTATCTGCGGTGCGCTGTCCCCCATGGCAAACGGTAACGTATATGCTGAAAACGTCCTTGAGGGGATAGGCGCTGTAATAGAGAAGGAAACAAAGAAGCGTATCAAGAGAATGGATGTGCAGGCTAACAAATACCTGGAGAATTATAAATGAAATGGCGCTTGCC